GAACAGTGACCGCCCCCAACAGACCGCCGCGGAGGAACAGGCCGACCTCGAGCAGAAGCGTGAGCGGGCACGAGTACGGAGCGCCAAGGCGAACACGGAGGCAGAAGTGGAGTTCGCCGGGCGCCACCGACAAGAGCTCCTGGAGGCGAAGTCCTGGCTCGACAGCCACCCCGACGCCAAGGAGCGAGTAGAGGCGAGGATACAGCGCGCTGTGTCTACCGGGGGCAGCCTAGCTAAGACCGAGGCTTTTGTGGAGGGTGCGCTGATCCAAGCCGTCCGCGCGGAAAAGGGGTCCATCCCCACGTCCGGTAAGCGAGGCGGCGAGCCCCAGCGCATCCAGGTGGACCCCGCAGCGTGAGCGTCCTTCACGGGAACCGTGCAATCCCGTATCTTGCACTACAAACTGCGGGGTTGCATATTCTGCACATGATCCAGAGCTGGGCCCATGTCTGAAAAGCAATCAAAGCCTGCGGGCGGAGGTCCGGGCTCGGGGCGTGGTGGGCGGCGGCCTGGTTCCGGTCGGCCTCCTGGACGAAAGGACAACAAGACGCTCGAGCTTGAGGCGGCCGCCAAGAAGTACGCGGGCGACGCACTGAAGGCCTTGGCCCATATTGCGAAACTCGGGAAGAACGAAAGCGCGCGGGTATCGGCGGCGATTGCCCTCCTCGATCGCGGCTACGGTCGCCCGCGCCAGGCCATCGAGCACTCGGGCGAGGGTGGTGGGCCCATCGCGGTCACCGTGACTCGGCGCGTGGTCCGGAACTCGGCGGATGCCGACCGTTGAGCTCGACATCCCGACCGCCGCGTGGGCCCTGCCGCTTCTCAGGCCCGCTTCCTACAAGGGCGCGAAGGGCGGGCGTGCTAGGGGCGCGTCGCACTTCTTCGCTGAGATGGCCGTCGAGGAGATGGTCTGCGATCCCGACCTGCGCTTCGTCTGCATCCGCGAAGTCCAGCGGGCACTACGCTACAGCGCGAAGAGCCTCATTGAGTCGAAGATCCGCTCCATGGGCGTCGCGCACCTCTTCGACATTCTCGACAGCGAGATTCGTCGGCAGGGCGGCGACGGCGTGATGATCTTCGAGGGCATGCAGGATCACACGGCTGACTCCATCAAGTCCCTTGAGAACTTCAAGCGCGCATGGGTGGAAGAGGCCCAATCGCTCTCGGAGCGTTCGCTCCGCCTGCTCCGCCCCACGATCCGCGCACCGGGCTCGGAAATCTGGTTCTCGTGGAACCCAGAAAGCCCGGACGACGCGGTAGACAAGTTCTTCTCCGAGCGTGCTGGCCAGAACGACGTCGTTGTGGTCGCCGCGACGTACAAGGACAACCCATTCCTGCCGGACAAGATGCGCAAGGAGGCCGAGGACGACCGAGCGGCAGACCCGGATCTCTATGAGCATGTATGGGGCGGCGGCTACTTCCTAGGCGGTGCGGGCCGCGTGTACTCATCATTCCGCAATCAGCCGTGGCCGGATGGCAACGTGGACGAGAGCATCGTCGATTCCGGCGGCTCGTTGCTCGTTGGCATCGACTTCAATGTTGACCCCATGTCCGCCGTCATCGCGATCCGGGCGGGTGATGAGTGCCTGGTGATCGACGCGCTCAAGATCATGAGCTCAAACACGGAGGAGTTGGCGGCCGAGGTGAAGGCGAAGTATCCAAACCGTCACTATCTCGCCTGCCCCGATCCCGCGGGTAACCAGCGCAAGACGTCGGCGCCTGTTGGACAGACCGACATGACTATCCTGCGTTCCGCCGGCTTCCAAGTCCTCGCGCCCGGCCAGGCGCCTCCTGTTGTGGACCGCGTCAACAACACGAACGCGATGCTCTTCGAGCATAAGACGGGACGTCGCCGCTGCCGCGTCCACCCAAGGGCGAAGTACCTACTCACGGGGCTCTCAAACCTTGTGTACAAAGAAGGCACGAGCCACCCCGAGAAAGGGCCCTATGGGCACGTCTGCGCCGCCCTCGGCTACCTGCTCTGGCAGGAGTTCAACGTGCTCGTGAGTCGGCCTACCGTTACCATGATGCAAGTGAGCATCTAGCCTATGAAAATCAAGCAAGCCGCAGCCGTCCTGCTCTTGGCCGCACCGGTACCTGGGTGCGCGGGCGGCACCCCGTTCGAGCCCGAGATGTGCGTCCTTGTCATGGAGGCCGACTCGCTCACCGTGACGATCACAGACCACATGCTCAAGGTATGCGCGTTGCCGGTCATCGAGACGCAGGCAGAGTAGCCGTGAAGCGTGGCACCCAACCCCCTCCGGGCACGCCGGGCCAACCCATGAGGCCCCTTAGCCGATGAGCACCGACACTCAGGATCTACCGAGCTACGTCCGCCCCGAACTGGAGGCCGTCACCCCGCAGCTCCAGCTCATGAGCGACCTCCTGGGCGGCACCCCGGCGATGCAGGCGAAGACCTCGACGTACATCCGGAAGTGGACCGACGAGGACGATGCCGTCTACGCCATCCGCTCCAAGTGTGAGGAAGTCTATGAGGGGTTGGCGCGCGTGCTGTCCGCAGCGGTCGGGATGCTCTTTGCCCGGCCCCCGAAGATCGAATGGAACAGGGGCACGGACATCGAGGCCGACTGGTCGAACATCGATGGCCAGGGGAACGCCGGCCACGTATTCGTCAAGCGCTTCGCCGAGATGGCGGTGAGGGACGGACTGGCGGCCATCATGGTCGATCACGCACCGCAACCCACCGAGCCGGGCCTTGTCGTCCACTCGGGCAACGAGGCCGCGCTAGGGCTTCAGCCGCAATGGTCCGCGTACTCCCGGCTCTCGTCGCTATCGTGGATCGTTGACGCTGAGGGCGGCCGCTCGAAGCTCGCGCAGGTGGTGTTCCACGAGCCGACGGCCATGCGCTACGGGGTCTACGGCGTCAAGACGGTGGACCGCTACCGCGTGCTCAGGCTCCTGGACGGTCAGGCGTCGTGGACGCTCTACGAGCGGAAGGCGTCGTCGATCCCCACGACCGTTGTGAAGCCTGACGACTTCGCGGTCGTGCGGGCCGGCCTCTTCCGGAACCGGGCGGGCGCGGTGGCCGACTTCCTACCCGTCGCCGTGGCCTACGCGGGCAGGTCCGATGCGCCGTTCACGTCGTCGATTCCGCTGCTCGGCGTGGCGTACAAGAACCTCGGCCACTGGCAGGTCAGCACCGACCTCAAGTTCGCGTCCTCGGTCGCATCCTATGCCCAGCCCGTTGTCATTGGCGACCTGGTGAATCCGAACCCGACAACCGGAGTAACGCAGGCAAAGCTCAAGCTCGGCCCGCTGGCCGGAATACACCTTCAACTCAACCCGACCGGGCCGCCGCCCGATTTCAAGTGGGTGGCCCCGCCGACCGAGGCGTTCTCGCAGCTCGAAAAGAACATCGAGGTCAAGGAACGCCACATGGGCCAGCTCGGCATGTCGTTCCTCACGCCACAGAAGCGCCAGCAGGAGACGGCGACCGCGGAGAGGCTGGACGCCACGGCGGAAAACGCCAGCCTATCGACCGCGGCCCAGGGCATCGACGACGCGGTCAACCTCGCGCTTGAGTTCCACGGGTGGTACCGTGGCATCGAGAAGGCTGGAGCACCCACGTTCGAGATCAACCGCGACTTTGAGAACCAGGCGATGGACCCGCAGACCATGGCCGTCTACGTCCAGGCCGTGCGGGATGCCGGGCTGCCCCCACGGCTGCTGCTCGAGGCGTGGCAGGCGGGCGGTCGTATCCCGCCCGACGCCGACCTGGACGAAATCGAGATGCAGATGCTCGGCTTCAAGGCGGCCGAAGAGCAAGCCGCCCGGGACGCCGTGGATGTCCAGATTGCGGCTGCCGGGGCGGTCGCTCCGCAACAGGCTGCCGCATGAGTTTCAACAGCGGGGGCACGCCCCGCGAGGAGTGGTGAGGTGGAGACCAAACCGCTATGCGGGGCCCGGGCGGACGGCGGACTCGGCTTCGTGACCTGCATGCGTCCGGCGGGCCACGAGGGAGAACACTCCACCCGCCCGGACAGGAATGGCGAAAGATACGGTGGCCAGTTCGACGAGGCCGACCGTCTCTGGGCGACAATGTCCCGTGCGCCAGAAGCACGGGAGCGGCTTACGGCGCTCTTTTTCGGCCCGGAGATTGACGCCAGCAGGATCGTGACGCCGCGCCCATTCGGGTTCACTGACGAGGACGTGGATCTCTGCCTCAACCGTCTCCATCATCCGGACGATCCGGAGTTCTGGGTCAAGCTGACGGATCTAGGCCAGCGCATCGCGCGGATCCTGCACCCTAACGCGCAGAAGGAGGGGGACGCGTGAGATACCAGCACGGGGTGCCCATGGTCGCAATGAAGCGCGAGACGTCGTTCGAGTCCTCGCCCCCGCTACGCGTCAACACCGGCATCGTCGGTTCCCGCCCCACGGTGTACCAGGGCATGAGGCCGTACTACCGCCGCAGGTTCAAATATGTGGACGGCGTGAGGGTATACCTCAAGGGGCCCGGCGGGGTCCGTGGTACCGTGGACATCGAAGGCGACGGGCACCAAGCCATCCGAGCCGGGAAGTCCTACACGCTCGAAGTCTTGGACCTGCACGGCGTTCCCCCGGAGGCCCCATGACCGCCCACAGCTGGCGCTTCAGGGCAACGCGTGACCTCTGCCTGTCTTCGGCGGAGAGGGGCACCATGATGTGCATCCCAAAGGGCGCGGCCGTGGAGGTGCTCTACTTCACCACACTCCCGGACGGTAGCAGCGCGGCATACGTGGACGCTGGCGAATGGTCCGGGTACGTGGCCGAAGATGCCATAGAGGAAACGCCGTGACCCTCGACCTCGTCAACCCTGCCCGCGCCATCAATCATGCCCCCAACCGCGCGGCCGAGAACCGGGCGGCGGTCGAGTCGTACCCGAAGCGCCTGCGCCAGAAGGCACGCCACCGGGTGAAGCGCGCCTCGGGCCTTGGCCGCCGCTGGATCGGGCGGCTACAATCGGGCCAGACGATCACGCCGGACGTGCCCGGGGCGCACCGGCTCCTGGTCTGGCTGGATGGCGTCCCGCAGGATTACGTCACGGCGCTCAACATCCGCGAGGGCTGGCTTGAGCGTTTCGTGCGCGAACCTTACGGATGGTGCGTCGCTGCCGACGGGGGCGGCGTGAAAACCGAGCGCGTGAGGGGCAGGATCGCGCTCAAGATGAGGCCGGAAGCATGAAGGCCTCCCACCCGAACCGCTGGATCTACGGTGGCGTGGTCAAGCCGGTC